TTAAGCCATAGCCTTTCGCATAAACTTCATATAATCGTATTGTTTCCTAACTCCGTTGCGGTTAAAGATTAGGCTCCTGCGGGGGCCAAATTCATCCCAAAGGATAGACAGCAGGCATTTCATAGCCAAGAGGCTATTGGCATTAGGTTTACCATCAATACATGTTACAGTCAAGTCCACAAAGGCATCTGGCGCATTGTAGTCATGTTTATAATGCTCAATGTTTTGCGTTGAATCTAATGCTCTGGCAACAGCCACGCCAACCACTTCATCACCGTCCTTAACAACGCCGACCAAATTATTCTTTTCATACCACCCAAACCATTCCTTAAAATTAGGCCATTTAGCTTCAGGCACACCGGATGCCTCAACATATTCCATAGCGGTCATAGGCTCTTTTGCACCTCAATGGTGTCAGGATTAGCCGCAGCCGTGATCTGGCGGATAGCCATCTTATTGGCCGCGCTGGTGATCTTGATATTAAGCAATCTCCACTTCTCGTATGTCCGAAGGTCGCTGGCAAGCCTTTTCTTGACTGATGTTGGAAGGATGGCTGGAAGGGTAAATGGCAAGGTCAATGCCGCGCTAGATATGTTTAGGTTGGGTTGGACATCAATATCCCCAACATCAATATCACGCTGGATTGAGACGGACGCATCGGTTGAGTATGAATCGTCAAAGATAACCTCAAAGTGACTACCATACTTAGCCGAGAAAGGATCGCCAAAGTTAAAGTCCTTGGTACGGACGTATGACTCGTAATTTACTCCTGCATCCTGGTAGTCTGCGGTTGTTACCTGTGCCGGTGTTTTGTATCCGCTGTACTTGTTGATCTGACCAGTGGTGGTTTTCAGCATCAACCTTACGCCTTCATCTTGGAAATTGGTCAGCGCAAACTGCATGACATTCGGAGTCCAAGTTCCCTCAAAAGCCTGTAGTACGGCATTGTAAACAAGGATTGTGTCATTAACGTCATTAGACTCGCTTGGAAAGGCAAGCAGATACCTGTTGTCGTAGAAATGTGCGGTGCATACACCAATCTTGGCGGTGTTGATGGATTGTATGACATCCTTAACAACCTCTGAAATAGGCAATCCAACCGAGGTGAAGTCGTCAGCGGCAGACCTAATCAGCGACCTAATTCCATCATCGGACAGGAAGAAGATGTCGGAGTTGACCTGTACAGCCGTAGCCTCGGCCACACATCCAATGTTGTTTGATATAAGCTCAATCGTCCAATCCGCAGCCGTGGTCATGTCCGGAGGTATTGTCACTTGAAATATGCGCCGCTTCTTGAAGACGATGATTCGGTTCTGGTAGTAGGCAACAATAGCCACAATCTCATCGCCATCATCACCGTTGATGACTGAACTATTGGCCGAGTCCCACACCGAAGCATCCAAAATGTCGGATGCGTAAAGCGTGTTTCTTTGCGCTCCAGATCCGACTGCAAATAACCTATTCCCAGTATTGATTAAAAGTCTAAGATTGCTTGGAGGTGGACTTACGGTTGCCGTGGCGGTTGCACCAGAGCCATCTCCAATGATTGTTACAGTTGGCGCGGAGCTATACCCAGATCCTCCATCGACAACGGTTACTCCGGTTACTGCACCACCTGCAACGGTGGTTATTAACTGAGGATATGTGCCACCCCATTGCGGTCCTGTGACAATAGCCGTTGCGCTGGTATATCCAGAGCCAGCAGTTGTAACCGTGATTGCCCTAACCTTGCCAGCCTGCCTAGTGACAATGCTCCCATTAAAATAATAAAGATCACCATCGCCATCAGCCATGTACATCTTGTCGTTAAACTGCGCCATCTTGACTGAGGCATCTATTGAGGAAGAAAATCCGTCAGCCCATTTTTGCGCCTCAGATCCCCATGTTCTATTGGCCTGTGACCATGTTTCGTCTGCCGGATGAATGTCAGCAGATCCAGTTGAATCAATCGTATAAACTCGACCTTGCGTTACCGTTACAAGCCTTTCAGTTGCAGCCGTGTCATAATACCTCATTCCACCAATCGAGCCTTCCGCACTGGTTGCTGTAGTACAAAAACTGCTTACTCCGCGCCTAGTCTCCAGACTTCCCTTTGGGGATAGCGTCATGTTCGACAATTCACGAACTTGGTTTTCTGCCAACAGGTCTGATTGCAGACCGCTGGCCTGACCACCCGCAAAACTGCGGATGCCGTCAAAAGCTAACAAATCATCAAGATTGTCGCTATAATAGCCCACGTTAAGCAGCCGTAATTTCTTCGGTCATCAAATCGCCAAGGCTGACCGGAGTGATTTGCTTCACACCACCAACTTGGCTTAGTTCGTAGCTTGCCATAGCAGCAAGGTCTGCATTCGCAGCCTGCACAACTGATTGAGCCTTGGCGTACTGCCTCTCGCGCTCCAGTGCATCGGCATGGGTAAGTGCAAGTACAACATGGTGAACATGTGGAAGTCGAAGCTCGTCATCTAGGGCGTTAGTAGCTGGAGGAAAATCAACCACAATGTTTGTGCGGGTTAGGCATTTCAACTTCTCAACCACACGCAATGTTTCAGTCCCAGCCGTGGCCAGCCTTGGGTAAAGATCAAGCTGGGCAATCCCGCTGGTGTTTCTGCCTGTAAAGTGATAAAGCACTGGCGTTCCAGTTCTGGTCTCCTCAAGCAAATCCGCATCTTGGCTGATGATGGTTGCAAGATCAATCGGGTCTACTTCAGATTGATCATAGGAAACCGATAGCGGGGTTTCGACATTGGTTCCAAGGGTAATGGTACGATTGGTTCCAACAGAATAAGTGGAGCTAGTAACGCTCTCGCGCCAGGGTGCAAAGTTCCATACCCGCCTGTAAGCCAAGCTTGCGGCTTTCTGCAAGAAAGTAAGCGTATCCGAGTCGGTCTTGCCGATCTTCTCGCCTGCGTATTGGGCGATTTCAGTTAGGGTCATTATTGATTATGGCTTTGAAGGCCATATCACGTCTTCTGGTGTGGCAAAGTTTTGTGGAATATTTCTTAATTCAGTTCGATAGTTTGCCCAAGCTGTTTTGTCTACAATAGAATCTGGAAGTTGAGTCCAGTCTGATTGCAAAAGAATGGCATCGCGTTTTGCTCTTGTAGCCTCCCATAGAACAGATTTGCTTATTTGAGACCAAGCTAACTCAAGCTCATTTAATGATGGTTTTGGATCTGTGTTTACATCAAGCCACACAAGTGTTTCGTAGGATCCATTGCAAACCCATTGGGATGTTGGCCGAATGTGTTTTATTGCTCTTGCTATATTCATGGTAAGATTTCCATAGCTGTTATCGTTGACGCCCCCCGATAAGTATAAACATTATCTCCGTCTGATATTGATGTATTCAAATACCATGTAGTTCCAAGATATGAAATAGATTGAATTTTGTATGTAACGGATGATGTTGTTGCTGGAGAATCAAGAAAATTTCCACTGATTGTTACTGCATCATCGCCAGACGCTCCAGCACTGCCACCAAGTCCAAAAGAAGCACCGCTTGTTGCAATTCTATTGCCTGCCGCAGTTCCAACATTAATTGCGGTTGAATCTCTTAAAAGTCTGATTGCGCTATGATTGTTGCATGATCCAAAAACAGTGTAAAAAATAAGAATTTTGCTTGACGCATTTGTTGGCGTGATGCTTACAGACAATCCTGTAACATCCACAAACGATGTAGATGTTGACGTAAATCCAGACGTGCTTACAGTTGTGCTAACAACTTGAGCAACTTTTCCTGTAGATCCAAGTGCTGCGGTTGAAAGAGTTGTTATGCGACCCTTTGCGTCAACTGAAATTCTTGGAATTATTGTGGAAGTTCCGTATGTTCCTGCTACTACTCCAGTAGTCCCAAGCGTTCCTGTTCCCTGGCTTATTGTAAAATCACCTGCAAGTGTTGTGGATAAATTGCCAATCGTTCCAGTTGTGCTGTTCAGCGTTGCAATTGTTCCAAGCGTGCTGTTGATAGCACCAGAGAATGTTCCAGTAGAGTTATTGATAAGACCGCTGTACGTTCCAACGCTAATTGTGGCCGTACTCGCAGTAAGCGTCTGCACTGTCCCATTGGTGATATTGGCAGCGGTAGATGTGGTTGTTCCAGCCGTCAGCGTTGGTATTGTTCCAAGCGTAATGCTTGCTGTGCTTGAGGTAAGGCTAGGAATCGTCCCAGTAGTAATTGTTGCGCTGGTTGAAACAGTTCGGTTGCCTGTAGCTGTACCAAAGGTAAGATTGCCGGTTAGGTTTAGTCCGGTATAAGTTCCGCCACTAAGCGCATCATCAAACAAATTGGATACAGTCGTCTGCCTGGGAGCATCACCTGCCGTCAAGCTTGCATCGGCGATAAGGATGCTGTCTTCCGGAGCAACCGCCGTGAGGCTTGGCTGATCCGTAATCAACGCCTGGTAAATGTCCGTACCGTCAATAAGATTGTGCAGACCGGCGGCGGTCACCGTACCATTGGTAGAGAAGGCCTGGGAACGATTGAATTTGATTGCCATTAGCTTGTAAACCTCATTGCGGTTGCGTAGATTGTTCCTGCTGGAACAGTGCCTGCGGTTGATCCTTTGCTGTTCACAACGTACCTAACAACATTTGATGCAATCGGAAAGAAGCTTGTTACGATCTGGGTTGTTCCAGTTGTTGATCCAAGG